CAGAAAATAGGGCTTGAGAATTTCGACATTTCAAGCGGTTACGGCGTTAAGGACTGGCTTGAGAACGTGGAAAAAACACTTTATTCGGAGTTTAACCGCAGCAACCTTTATCCGCAGGCGTCCAAGTTCGTGGAGAACGCCGCTCTTTTCGGTTTCTCTGTAATGCTTATTGACGAGCAGTTGGCTGATAACAAGGTGCGGTATTTAAACCTTAACATAAACGAGTTGTTTCTTGATGTGAACGAATACGACGAAGTGGACACGGTATACCGCCGTTATGTAATGACTCTTAAAAACGCCGCGGCGTTCTTCGGAGAGGAAAATCTGCACAGTACAAGGCGCGAGGACTTAAAGGACAAGAACAAGTGGAACAGCGACGTGACTATTATTCACGCTGTTTACAAGAGACAGGAATTCGACAAGGAAAACAAGTCCGCTAAAAATATGCCGTACGCTTCGCTTTACATTGATGAAAGCCAAGATTGGCTTATTGAGGAATCGGGATATCAGGATTTTCCGTTCGCGGTATTTATATGGGACAGGATAAACGGAACCGCCTACGGAGATTCGCCGGCAATACAATCTCTTGACGACGTGAAAATGCTTAATATCGCTAACGAGTCACGCTTAAAAATAACACAACAGTCCGCGGAGCCCGCTTTGAACATTCCGGATGTAATGCGGGAAAACGTGAACGTCGTCCCGGGCGGCTTCAACTACTACGCGTCACCGAATGAAATTATATCGCCGATTAATACCGGACAGAATTACCCCATTAGCGTTGATATTCAAAAGGAAATGGAAAATAACGTAAAGGACTGGTTCCACGTCGATTTTTTCCTTGCCCTGATGAACGAGAGACCTTCTAACGTAACGGCGACATACGTTATGGAACTGCAAGGAGAGAAAGCGGCCGTTCTTTCCGATTTGGTAGTCAATTTGAACGCCGCTCTTTCAAAGATAATTCAGAGGAGTTTCGACATTCTATGGCGGCAGAGAAAACTGCCTCCTCCGCCTGAAGCGCTTTCCGGAAGCCCTGCCATGTTGAAAGTTGACTTTATGGGTCCGCTTGCGCAAGCACAGAAGAAATTCCACGAATCTTCCGGTATCGGACAAGGTATCGGACTTATAGGAGCTGTAGCGAGAATGTCGCCTGAAGCGCTGGACGTTATCGACTTTGATCAAACGCTTAAATCCGGACTTGAGGGAATGGGCTTTCCGCAGAACGCCATCCGAGAGGACAAGGATATTGAAGCGCTGCGGCAGCAGCGGGCGGAGGCGCAGGCGCAAATGCAGCAGCAGGCTATGGCTATGCAGCAACAAGAACAAATCGCAAAAAATTACGACAAGTTAAACGAGCCTGTCAAGCAAGGTTCCGCCATCGATGAGATGAATAAACAAATACAAGGAGGGTTTTACTCATGACGCCGTTTTGGAAAAACGAAAGCCTCACGAAAGAGGAAAAGAACGCGGAGCTGGTGAATACCTGCCGCAGAGTATTCGGTACGGATGACGGAAAAGTGGTTTTAAACATGCTTTTGACCGACTTGAAGCTTTTTGAAGACGCAAAAACAGAGAGCGAAAAGGCTGTTAATGAGTATGCAAAATATTTTGTTCGGGAACGGCTGGGGGTACGCGACACTAAAGACCTTACGGACTTTATCGCCGAGACCGCCGCTTCCGAGGGAGGCAAATAAATGCTGCAAAACCTTATTAGGGGTATGCTCATGTTCCTTGCGCCTGACGGCGCGGGAAGCGGTTCGGCGGAAGGCGGTGCATCGGCGCCTGCTAACGCGGAAGATCAATTAAACAATGCCTTTACAGGCACAGCCGACGCCGGCGGAAAGAAGCCTGCGGACAAACCCGATACAGGGGACGCGTCCGCTGGGGGAACAAAACCCGCAAGCGAAGTACAGCTTGCCGCATGGTGCGAGCAGCTTCCTACGGAGATGAGGAGTAATCCTGATACCGCGGCGAAGCTGGCAAAGTTCCAGAAGGTAGGCGACATGGCGAAAGCGTTCTTGGAGCTGGAAGGTAAAACCGCCTCAAGCGGTATTCCCGAAACAGCGGACGGATATTCTTTCGCCAAAGACAAGGAGAATAACGGTTCCGAATTCGCGGATATGGCTTTTAAAGCCAAATTATCTACGGCGCAAGCGGACGCTTTTTTCAAGATTCTGAACGAGGGAGGCGCTAGACGGTTACAAGCCGCTCAAATGGCTCAAGCTCAAGAGATGAAGGAAACAGCGGCGGCGCTTGCCGCGGAGTACGGCTCCAAGTATCAGGAGAAGATGGAANTGCTTACANGAGGACTAGCGAACGCNGGTCCNAACGTGGGCAATCTCATACGTCAGGCGGGACTGGCAGGTAACCCGGAAATAATAAAAGCCTTCATAGCCTTCGGAGAGATGACCGCTGAAAGCGGCGCTATAAGAGGCAAAGAGGCTGGGGAATCCCGAAAATCCGTTAAGGACGGCGGGACTTTCTCATACAAAGACATTTAAGGAGATATATAAATGCCTACATTGAACATGGCAGATCAGATGACCGCGCTGGAAATCGCCAGACGTATCAACGCGCCTGATCCTTGTAAAATTATCGAGTTATTACGCTTGACAAACGCTATGTTGATAGACGTGCCGGCTTATGAAGCCAACAGCGGAACTATTAACAAGTCGGTACAACGCGTTATTAAACCGATGGGCGAACACCGTATCTACAACAGAGGTGTCGGAAAAGCAGCCACGCAAACGTCAACGGTTGAAGACCGCTGCGCTATGCTTGCCGAATATTCCTATGTTGACGCGGACTTGGTTGATCAGTCCGGAAACAAAGCCGCGCTTCTTATGGACGAAAGCAAGGCTATTATCAAGGGAATGGGTCTTACGCAGGCCAATACCTTGATTCACGGCGACGGAGACAAAGACGACGAATTTGCCGGGCTTATGTCGAGACGCTACAAGGTTGACGGCGTTAATACTATCGACGCCGGCGGTACCGGAAGCGAACTTACCAGTATTTATCTTTGCGCTATCGACAGGGATTTATTCCACTTGATTTATCCGAAAGGATCAAAAAGCGTCGGTGTGGAAAGAGAAGATCTCGGCAGACAGCATATTGAAGACGCCGAAGGGAAAAAGTACCCCGCTTATGTAAATTATTTTACAGCCGGGTACGGGCTTACTATCAAAGATCCAGCCGCCGTGAAGCGTATCTGCAATATTCCGAAAAACATGGATGAGGATAAACTTGTCGATCTTATCATCGAAACAAGTTACAAACTGCCCCAAGGCGCGTCAACGTACGCGATGTACAGCAACGACAGTATCCTTATCAAACTGGATAAGTCCGCGAGATACAAGGGCAATGTGGTACACACTACCCAAGATCCGTGGGGAGAAGAGATCGTCAATGTGCGGAAGATTCGCTGCCGCCAGATGGACGTTATCACCAACACCGAAGAACNGGTCGCGTAAGGGAGGGCGCTATAAATATGATTATAAATTTATTATACGACGCTCTGAACGATTTCGGGAAACTTACCNCTGCGGGCGACTGCCCGAACATTATCAGCATGGGCGAAGCTTCCGCGGATCAGCTTCGAGTTGATATCAAACTGCCGGAAGGCAATTTCTCGGGCGGTCCTCTGACAATGAAGATCAAGGGAAGCGATACCGAGGGCGGTACTTACAAGGATATCGTCACAAGCGGGGAAATTACCAAAGAGATGATTTCCGACGGTTACGGTCTGCCTATTCCGAAAACCAAGTTTAAGTACTTGAAAGCGGCGATTTCAGGTACCTTCACGGGTTCGGTACAGGCGATTATCAATTCCTATAAAGGGATTTAGTGGAAGGAAGCATGAATATTTTAGGAATTGGAAATGACAAACCCGCTGAACAAGGGCAGCAGTCAAAAGCAAAGGTATATAAGTACGTTTGCGAGGTTGACTGTGTTTACCAAGGCAAGTACCGCAGGAAGGGCGATGTTATCGTTCTTGCTGAAAAGAAGGAAGTTCCGCACTTCAAGTTTGCGGAAGAATAAAACCGAAATTATTCGGAAATTATTCGGAATTATTAAATTAGTGGAGGGGTGATATGAAAAAGTTGATTTTTCTATTGCTTATGGCTGTCGCTTTAATAGGTTTTATGCCAGCGCAGGAAACCGGCGAAGGCGACGGCGGTACAACTCAAGAATTGCTTCTTGGGTTTACATTGTCCGGAAACAACGGGGATATCCTCGCTGTTAAACCGGATACGGCTTCGATTGACGATCTGTTTTTCTCGGATCGGATAATCGAAATATACAAAGTATTACCTGTAAGGGAGGGCGAAAAAACAATGATAAACTGTCCGCCGGAAAAAAGACTGCGGCTAGAGACCCTTAGAAACGGAGCGTTTACCCTTCGTGGTGCTTAACGTATGCCCTGACGGGCGCTGTTAGTAGCGATGCCGCGCCTATAAAAACGCCTTCGGCGCAGGCGCGGCAATTTCAAACTTAGGAGGGATTTATGGACTTGGAACAAGCTTTTGGTCAATCTTCGGATAAGGTCGAAAAGATTATTGCTCTGACTGAAAAATCGGATAAGGTCGAAAAGATTATTGCTCTGACTGAAAAAATGGAAAGAATTGACAGGGCTATAGACCGTATCAAATATAATAACGAACTGTTCGCGGAAATTCCGGAAGTGGTCAAGACTTTAGGCGCCGCAAAAGACGCGGTTGTCGCGGAGTTGAAAACTTTATGAAAATGAACCTTAACATGGTAAACCGCGCCATGTATTTTGCCGGACTCCTGCAAGAGACGGAAAGCGTCGGTATGGAATTACACTCTACCGACGATAAAGATAATCCGGATAAAAAATACTGGTACGATTTTTGCAAGGCTTTATATTTCTCTACCTTCCTTGAGGCGCTCTCCGAAGTTCCTTGGACTATGGGACGCCGGCGTAAGAGGCTCTTAAGAACAATGCTGCCTCACGGGGATTCCGGATTCCTGTATACCTATAACCTTCCCTACGACTGCGCGAGGCCTGTCGAACTGTCGGGTCATAGTCCGTATATTATCGAGGGTAAATTTCTCTGCACGGATGCGGCCGAGGCCGAATTGCTCTACGTTTCCGACGGCAGAATTATTCCGCGCGATGCTTTTTTTGA